CAAAACTAGAAGTTGTAGGCAATACAAACACTGATGTTGCTTTAATTGGAACAGCAGGGACAAGATTAACCATACAGCCAAATGATGCTGTTGGTGAAGTAAAGTTCAAAGCTGAAGACCCGAGTGGTAATAACTACGCTAAGTTTATGTCGTTTCACACGGAAGGCGGTTCTGGTACCACAGAACGCATGCGTATCGACTACAGTGGTAACGTGGGTATAGGTACTACGTCACCAAGCCAGAAACTAACTGTAAGCGGCAACATTGCCCTTGTTGGTGGCGGAAACATGTTCAGCAGTGACACCTCCTCGACGTACAGCATTGCGGGTGGTAGTGCATTTAACAACGGCGGCTCAATCATCTTTGGAGGTTCGACTTCAGGGGTAACTGCTGGTGGACTGATTTTTAACACAGGAACAGGTGCGACAAACTCAGAAGCAATGCGCATCGACAGTAGTGGTAGGTTGTTGGTGGGGGCTACGACAGTTCCTAATGTTGGTGCTAGTGGCACAGGATTTTCAGTATCATCAACAGAATTAGTATTTTCTTCCAATACTAACGGTGGCAACGCTTTATCATATTGGAGAACCCAATCAGGTAATAGTTATGTTGCATCATATTGGAACGGCAATTCAAACGTAGGTAGCATTTCAGTAACCACATCAGCCACCTCATACAACACATCATCAGACTACCGCTTGAAAGAAGACTGGCAACCAATGTCAGGCAGCATTGACCGTGTTAAAGCACTCAAGCCAATCAACTTTGCATGGAAGGTCGATGGTAGTCGTGTAGATGGTTTCTTAGCTCACGAAGCACAAGAGGTTGTACCTGAATCGGTACATGGCACTAAAGATGCTATGCGTACAGAAGAGTACGAAGTATCTCCAGCAGTGCTTGATGACGAAGACAACGTAGTCACCGAAGCTGTTATGGGCACAAGAGAAGTGCCAGACTATCAAGGCATCGACCAGAGCAAGCTAGTGCCTCTACTCACATCGGCATTGCAAGAAGCAATCGCTAAAATTGAAACACTAGAAGCTGAAGTATCAGCATTGAAGGAGGTTCTATAATGTCCAAGTCAAGAAACATAGCCGACTTAGGCTCTAATGATGTCTTAGAAACTACAGCTACAGGCGTTGATGTCACTGGCTCAGTAACAGCAACATCTTTTAGTGGTGATGGTTCAGCCCTTACTGGTGTCTCAGCAGGTGCTACAGGTGGCGGTGGCGACCAAGTATTTGTTGAGAACTCACAGACAGTGACAACAGACTATACAATCCCAATAGGTAAGAGTGCGTCAAGTGCGGGACCTATTACAATAAATACAGGTGTTACAGTGACTATTTCTTCAGGTAGTGTGTGGGTGGTATTATGAGTCAGTTAAACGTAGACAGCATTAAAGACAGAACAGGCGCTAACCAGCCAGACATTGTAGGCGCTGCTAAAGCCTTTGTTAATTTCGATGGCACAGGCACTGTTACTATTCGCAATGGGTTTAATGTAAGCAGTATTACTGATTTGGGAACAGGCTATTACCGTATCAACTTCGCAACTGCCATGCAAGACGCTAACTATTGCGCCCCTATATCCTCAACTGAGTCAGCTACCTCCACAAGTCAGGGCGTGAAAGAGGGGCATGGTAAAATCTCTAACTACCTCACTACATCTTGCACAGTGGTAACAAAGTTTCATGTATATAATGTTGCATTTCGTGCGCACGACAGTGCAGTGGTTTCAGTAGCCATATTCCGCTAATCTCTAAACAAACTAAAGGAACAACAATGGACAAAAGAATTATTTACACAAACGACGAAGGTGGCGTAAGCGTTGTAGTGCCATCACCAGAATGGGCAGGTACTATGGAAGAGCTACGCGACAAAGTAGTGCCAGAAGCTAACAAGGCATCTGCTGAGATTGTTGATGTCAGCGAAGTACCTTCAGACCGTACATTCCGCAACGCATGGGTTCAGGAGTAATTGATATGATTAAAGTAGACGTAAACAAAGCCAAAGACATTACACACGAGAAACGTCGTGCTAAACGCTCTGAAGAGTTCGCGCCATTAGATGTGCAGGCAACTATCCCAGCCAAAGCAGTAGAAGCTGAAGCAGCTCGTCAAGCTATTCGTAACAAGTATGACGCTATGCAAGTTGAGATTGATGGTGCAACATCTGCTGACAAGCTGAAAGAAGTGATTGAACGCGAGGCATTGTAATGGCTGGCTCTTTAAAGTTTGACACTTGGTTGAACGATGACAGCACAGAGAATTATAAGTGCCGTGCTTGGGTGAATTTCAACGGCACAGGTACAGTTGCTATACGTGCTAGTGGAAATGTGTCGAGTATTACGGATAATGGAACAGGTGACTACACGCTGAACTTTACTACTGCAATGCCTGATGCGAATTACGCAATAAGTGGCATGGTTTCAAACACTGTAAGTGACTGGGTTATCAGACTGGCAGGACCCACAAGAGGGGCAGTTGGAGTACATCAAGAAGGATATACCGCCCCTACGACGACAGCTTTACGCATTGAAACACTATACGGTTCAAGCGGTACTTCGAACGGTGTTCAATCTGATTTTTCACAAGTAACTATAGCCATCTTCCGCTAAACCCTAAAGGAGCTAATTAAATGTCACAATTAAACATAAGCACCTTAGCCAACTTAGCAGGCAGTGAGACTACGCCAATAGCTGACGTAGTAAATGGCAGTGCAAGAGCATGGGTGAACTTCAATGGAACAGGCACTGTAGCAATACGGGCTAGTTATAATGTAAGCTCTATCACTGATATTGGTACAGGTAATTATGCTATTAATTTTGCTACAGATATGGCAGATATTAATTACTGCCCGACCTCTGGCACTATAGACCCTGCTTTTAGTTCAAACTCTTTAACTGGTTATATTGAAAATACCAGCGTTAGCTCAGCAAGGTTTACAGCGAAAGCCTCCAATGCGGGTAGCTATGACATGTCAGCTTACTATGTCTCATTTCACGGGAATATTTAATTATGCCATTAATAATTGATACATTTTTGTAACCATACACCGCTAGGCTTTAAAGGAGCTAATTAACAATGGACTTCCAAGACTTATTTAATGCAACATTTGCTCTCATATCTATATTTGTCGGATGGTATCTAAGAGCAGTTTGGGATGCTATTAGCAGATTACGTTTAGACATTCAGCAGATAGAGAGAAACATACCTAACGTGTATCTTAGACGTGATGATTTTCAAATAGCTCTATCTGACATTAAAGATACTCTTAACCGAATAGAAGATAAACTAGACAGTAAGGCAGACAAATGATACAGCTAATAACTCTTGTTGGTGAGTTAGCCACTACATGGATGCAAGGCAAAGCAGAAGAAGCTAAGGTCAAGCAGGAAGTAAAGATTAAAGCTATGCAGTCTGAAGAGAACTGGGAAAAGATGATGGCTGAAGGTAGTAAGACATCATGGAAGGATGAGTGGTTTGTTATTGTTCTTTCTATACCTATGATTGGTGCGTTCATTCCCAGCTTAGTACCCTACATTCAAGAGGGTTTCGCAGTTTTAAACTCAATGCCAGAATACTACAAAGGTTTTCTAGCAGCAGCTATAGCAGCTTCCTTTGGAATCAAGGGCTTAGCTAACTGGAAGAAATAAAGTTAAATAAAGACTTGACAAATCATTCAAAATATGATACAATAAATAAAAATTTATTTTAGGAAGTAAATAATAACTATGACTTATTTAGAAACAGTAAATAAAATCCTAAAGAGATTAAGAGAGAGGACAGTTACGTCTGTAGAAGAAACAGCTTACTCTGCTCTTATCGGTATATTCGTTAATGACGCTAAACAAGTTGTGGAGGAAGCATGGAAATGGTCTGCTTTACGTACTACACTAACGGCAACTACTACGTCTGGTATTTTTAGTTATGAGTTAAATGGTACTCAGAATAACTTTGACATCCTAGATGTAGTTAATGATACTGATGATTTCTTTCTTCAGTATAAAGATGCTCATAGCTTTAATGGTTTGTTCTTAAACTCTGAGCCAGCCACAGGCTCTCCTTACTACTACAGCTTTAATGGTATTAGTTCTGATGGAGATACTCAAGTAGACTTATACCCTATACCTGATGATACTTATACGTTACGTTTTAATATAGTACAACGTCAACCTGATTTAGAGG